TGTTCCTTTTCAGGAACAATTGCTGGTATAGTATCAACAAGAACTCGTAGGCAATCAACACAAACTATCAACTTAATAGCAGTTTCGATTTCTGCTGTAGTTGGTGCGTTTGTTGCATCAACGCCCACATAGTTACTTTTACGGGATTTCTTCGCAATTTGTGTGTTGCGAAGATTCACATACTCAATAATAGTGCCGCTATTCAAGCCGCGAGGGTGATTGAGAAGGGAACGGATAGCATTAACAGTAATGTTGGTATCGAAAAGGGTATCTCCATCCTCGATTACCAAATCTCCCATTAAGTAAGCCAATTAACCACCTCACGCACCAAATCGTTGTTCATAGTCAGTTGGAACATCAATAACAATCATTCTTGCTGTTGGTTTCTGAACCCTGCCTACTACAACGACCCTGCGTGTTGCGAGAATCTTATCAGTCATCTCGCTTGCTGGTAGCCAATATAGAGCCGCTCTTGGAGCAGTTAGAAGGGTTATTGGGTGGTCTGCGTATTTCTTACCTGCGTTCCTGATTAACCTAATCATATAACCGAAGCCGCCTTCGTCAAAGGACTTCCAATAACGAAGCCTATGCTCCATATCTGATACTTCACCTGACTCCGGTAGTGGAATCATCTTTTCCTTAAGCGCAGTAGCCATAGCAGCCTTTGAGGGCTTCTTTGGCGTTGCCGCCTTCTTAGGTTTGGAATCTGCCTTTTTAGGGGCAGATTTCTTAGTGGTCTTCTTCTTAGTAGCCATTCAAGCGCACCCCATAATCAGGAGCGCACTCCGGTAATCTTAACAATTCTGTTAGTCTTATCCGATGCAGCGCCATCTTGGTGTTCGTGGATAACGCTACCCATGTATGAAGTTAGGAGCCAATCAAAACCAACGCCCGGAAGTCGGGTTAGTTCGGTTTCTTGGAATCCTGCTCCGTTGTAGGTGAAGAACTCGGCTGTTTCTGCGCCGGGAACCATCAAAAGTGCGTCGTTGCCGATTGCACCTGTTGCACCGTAGTCGCGGGTGTATAGTATGCGTAGGCTTGCGATGCGAGCCAAGTGGTCGCCAAGCGACTCAACAACATTCCCGTATAGGGTTGTGTTGAGGATTGCACTTCTCTTGTCGGCTGGAAGAACGAGGCTCAAAGGCTCGTTTCCGCTAACCTTTGCGTTAGCGAAGATTAGGTCCATGCTCTCAAGAAGGTCGCCCTCCTCATCAGCAGAACCTGAGCCGAAGACTGCGGTAGCAGCGTTGGTCTGTCCTGCACCAGCGTATAGAACGCCGAGAATGTGGTTATCAATGGTGTCTGCGCGAGCGCGAACAATTCCCATCTGCTGACGGTCAATGTTCTCAAAGGACTCGCCACGAAGCCTTACAGCGTCGAGGAAAGTAACTCGGCCCTGACCCTTCTCCAACTTGGTGCTGTAGTTCTGTGTTCCAATGTTGGTTGGGTCGGTTAGTGCGACATCATCGAGTGGGTAAGCGAATGTTCCGATAACTCCGGTATACCATGTGAAATCGAGCCATCCAACTGAGCGAACTCCTACGAGGTCTGTTGCGATAGCGATTGTGTTTGATTGTAGTTGAATGAAGTCACGGAGCGTCTGCTCAAGGACCGCATCGCCGGGTGCGAATGGTCCAACTGCGGCTTCTACATTTAGTATCTGTTCAAGTGTCTGATTCATTTTTTCATCTCCCTTATTTTTCCATTAAAAGCGATTAGCACCAAACGGGCACTAAATCTCCTACTGCGATAGCAGTTTCATCTCCACAGTAGTAGCCAACGAGGACTGCGCTGTTAGATGAGTCGTCGTCAATTGTTCCATTGGTGGAGGCTGTCTGTGATACATAGATAGGTAGTCCGAACTTTGGAGCAGCGATAACTGCTGCTGCTCGTAGGTAGCAAAGCCCGTCAAGGGGAAGAACTGCGAGTGTCGCAACTCCTGCCGCCTCAAGTGCTTGGTCTTCTCCGCGAGAAGACTCGGCTGCTGAGTAACCAATTGGCGTGTCTGTGACTGCTGCGGTCTTAAGTAGGCCGCTTGCGTCATACTTGACGAGCCATCCGTCACTTGCGAATGTTTCCTGTATGTCGGGTGCGTATCTTGGGTCGTTTCCTGAGTATGTTACCATTTCAAATCATCTCCTTTAGTTCATCGTAGCCGACAGCACGCATTCGCTGCTTCTCGTCGGTTGCGAGTGTTTGGTTCCATGCAGATGCCCAAGCATTGTATGCCTTTGCATAAATCTGCTCGTCATTCTTGACGAGGCGACCATTTAGGTAGTTTTCCACTACAGGTCGGTCCTCAGATGCCTCAACGACTTCTGCGACTGCCTTCTCGACAGACTCAACAGGGGTCATCTCAACGGGGGTTGGCTCAGGGTGAGCCTCCTCCCATGAAGCGATAAGAGTTTCAAGGGTTTCGGTCTTGAGGTCTTCGTGACCGGACATACCAATTTCGGTAGCCTTCTCAACGAGGGATGTCCTCTCAGCCTCTACTCTATCAGACTCAACTGCTTCGTATTCTGCAATTCTACTTGTAGCCATAACGAGGTCTGCCTTAAGCGACTCCATCTCGGCCTCATAATCAATTTCGTTTGTTACTGTATCTTCGGTCATAATCTTCACCGTTGGTTGATTATCGTCAGATATTGAATGACCTATAAACATTCCTTCACTTGAGGCGGTAGGTAATTCCTCCTCCTCCTCAATGGTTTTATACACGGCTTTCTCTACAGAAGCCCTCTCATACGCTGGTTTCGCCACTAATGCAAGGTGGTCGAAGGTAAAATCTTCGCTGAAAACGAGGCCATCCTCAGATGCCTCAATAGGAACTCCTGACCCGCCGATGCTCACGCCGTAGCCGTCTTGCATCCATAGTCCATCATCAAAACTGTCGAAAAGTTCCTCGCGTGTAACATGAGCAACATATCGAACTTCATATCCTTCCTGCGTTGTAAAGAAAGATGCTCCAATAATATGACCCACAACTGCTTCCTCAAGGTCGCCATCTGTGTTTCGTGAGAATCCTGAGCCGCTTTCATCGGCCTTTGGGTGGAATAGAGTTAGGTCTGAGCCTTCCATCTGTCTTGTTACTGATAGAGCGCCCTCCGGTGTTAAGGACCACTTATTCTTGTTCATACCTTCGTGGAAAGCCACTCCGCTAATCTCAATAATGGTATTTCCGGTTTCTGCGCTGACTATCGCCTTGCTTTCCTCAATATCCAAATTAAGGGTTACTGCAACCTTCCGGCACTCACCCTCAACTAATTCTTCTCCAATACCGCAAATCTGTTCGGCTTTGACTTCTTCCTTTTTACAGCCACAGTCGCAACTCATATCTCTCCTAAACTCGGAGTGACTTATGAATCTTATTTAGGATTTTGTATTATCAAGGTTAATTGGGTTTTGATTTCTGCAAGTAATATCTTAACCTCTTGCATATCTTCCTTGTTCTTGGTGTGATGTGCGCCAAACTCATTCTTTACTTCATAGAGAGCGAACACCATGAAGCGGTATAGAGCATAGATAGAACCTAACAGTAATACTAACGGGAGTCCGTAGTCCTCAACCATAGATAGGGCAGATAGAGCGTCGGTCATAACAGCACCACATTAAACCAATCTGTGCCGATTGTGTAGTTATCATTGAATCTGAAAGTGGAGAATATATCGTATCGGCCTTCGGGAACGGCGAATGTTATATTCACATAATCCCAATTCTGATAATAGGTTTCATAGGTGTGTTCCTCTTGAATACCCGACCAATTTCCTGTATCATTATGATAAAAGGTCCAAATCAAGGTTAAGTTGTGTGGTGCGTCGTCACAGGTAAGGTCAGCATCCCAATATAGCGTTATGTTACCTGTGTTATTATCGTATTGATGGTAAGCATCCCACATCTGAGGGGCACAATCTTCCTCGATAGTTTCATTTGTGGTCTGATTAGTCGTATTATTGTTATCAGGGGGAATTACTACCGTAGTATTATTTTGAGGCGGAGAAGGTGGGGGGTCGTCGGGTTCATCAGAACCATCACGGCAATTCTTGTAGCCGTCATCAACTGCGCTGGCTTCTATGCGTGTTCCATCTCCACAGGTGAAATCGTCACCCCATTCCCAATCCTCATCGCCTATCCACTCATCGTCGCCTTGACCGTAGGGTGTAATGTCGAGAATACCCACCATTTCGACGGCGGGCATGAGAAGTGCAAGGATAGAACCTATCGTGATGATTAGTTGCCTAACCTCCGTAGCCCTCTCGTTTATAGTTTCGATAATAGAATCTGCTTCCTCTTGCGTCAATGGACTCACCTCTTTCCACCGTAGTATGCGACAGCGTGACCCTCTTTAACAAGTTCGGCATTCACATTCATACTTCCTACAGTAATTTCGCCTAAGCAACGACCAAACTTACCTACGCCGTGTGATTTCAATGTTACTGTCTTTCCTTCTATCATTTGCTCAAGCCTTTCCTTAGCAGCAAGCCCACGAATCTTCTCCTCTTTATCGCGTGTGCGTGACTCAGGAGCGTTTATACCATACATACGCACGCGAACCCTGTAATGAACATGGAATCCCAAATCAACTCGGACATCAACTGTGTCGCCATCAACAACTCGCAGAACTTCTGCTCTATATTCCCACATTATATCAAAACTCCTATTTTTCGTAATACCCATCCCCAAATAGGGGTTGTTTCAAGGCAGACCCCGTAAGGGTCATTATCCATATCACTCTTTCCTTACGATACAGTCTATACAATTACCAAGAGAACAGAAATTACAGAAATTACTCATGTTCATTCCTCTTTCCCTCCCTTAGTCACCTTGAATGCTTCCATATCGAGGTTGTGTTGTTTTTGCATCTTTTCCATGTCGAGGTCGTGCTTCATCTTTACTTCCTCAAGCATTCGTGTATGAGCATCAACTGCTTCTGTGGATGCGACATCGCTTGTTAGTTGGTCGGGTAGAATGTTGATTTTTGCTGTTTCCTTACCCTTGAACAAGTCGAGAACGCTTGTAATAATTAGAAGCGCAGGACCACCGAGAAGTCCGATAACCGTTAGTTGGCTGTCTGAAATATCCCTTTGTTCTACGATACTGAAATAGGATGCAGTAGCCGCTATAACCACCCAAGCCATAACTACCCCCATACCAAAGGTAAGCATCAGGGCTTCGTTAGGATTGCTCATTTTCATTCGGGACATGGGTTTAGCACCATGCTTGTGATTTATCAACCTTTCAATAGTCATGCGACTATGTAGAAAGAGAGCAAATATGAATATGAAAGAGGCTATCGTCACGACATCTCCGTAAGTAAGGCTCATTCTGAATCCTCCTTATCGCTCTTTCCGGGCTGAGAATGCTCTCGCGGTAGTTCTCCCGTATTTTGGTTCTGTGATACTCTTTCCTCGCCTTCCTTCCCAATAGTAGGTAGATTTAGAAGGTCAAGAGTTTGGTTAAGAGTTAGGACACCCGCATTGTAGCCCATTGTAGCACGCTGCATAACATTGAGCGGAGTTTCACTATCCATAGCCTCAAACTTAATTGTCGGTAGGTCTTGCTTCCGGTATTCGATACCGAGAAGGTCGAGATGAGTCATAAACATCTTTGTTGCAGACTCACCGAGAATACGGTGCATTCTGCTTATTGCTTGAACGGCCCAAAGGTTCGCGTTGTATGTAGCAGCGAAGGTTGAGCCTCGCTCTTGACCTGCCGCTACTCTCGGCACTTGTAGAACAGCAGCGATATCCCCATTTATTGCGTCGAGGAAGTCTGTGTTGTTAGGAACGCTGTTCCCTACATCCACATGATGCAGTTCCACATAGTGAGGTAGAACGGGGATTTGGTCGCCCCTTAGACTTTCAAAGAGTGAGATAACCTCATCCATGATGTGCTGCAAGCGTTGGTTTTGCTCGGCTGGGTCTTGGATATGCTCGATAGCAGACTTATCAATGGTGATAAACTGCTTCGTCATCGAGTCCTCAAGACTAATACGGTTATTCATGCTGTTATACTTCATGCGTATAGGTTGCTTGAGTGAAGTGAAGCGAGATGCGCCCCACACACCGTAGGTCTTACGGGATTTGTTATCCACGAACCAATTACTCCTGTAGTCTATCTTAATGTGCATGATTTCACGCGCAGGTATAGCACGCTCGTATGAAGTGGCCTCTCGCACCATGTAAGTAACAGGTTTGATGATAGGGTTATCTTCATCGGCTACGAAGTAGGATTCAAGCCCACCTCGCTCATCAACAATGGTAATCTGCTTTATGGGGAGGTTCTGAATGCCTGTTACACCAATACCCTCTTTGCCGACTATCTTATTGATATCGTTTCCATATACCATAAGATTACGCATGGCGTTAATCATAATATCGTCAAAGTCAATCGTTTCTTCAACGAGTTCCTTTATTGCGTTGCGTATCTGCGCGTTCTTCCCGCGTGAGTAGTTAATCTCGTAGTTGTTAGCGGTTAGCGATACTGCACGCACCGCACCATTGAGTTCGGGGTCCAACTTTAGCATATTGTCGAATAGGTCGAACTCATTATCGAAGTTACTATCACTTCTCAAGTTTTCTGTATTCCTCACCATGTCGGGGATTCCAGCAATAGCCGAAAACGGCTCCGTCATCATCCCTACCCTCTCAATAATTGGGTTTTTCACTTCTTCCTTCGCTTTGGAACGAAATAGGTTCCATCGTCTGCGCTCGGCCATAATATAACGAATAATGACCTGTCTTTTAACCATTGGGGTATTATTTTCATTATTTATGCGTTTTTCAGAAGAAATTAAGTGTGATACTGCGGATTTGTTTTGTATTTCTTCAATTTCTTCTATAGTATAGAGAAGTTCCTTACAGGAACTATAGAGTTAGTAGTAATAGAGGGCGGGCTATACCAAACATACCTTTGAAGAAATTGAAATAATTGAAAATGGCCGTTCAGTAGTGCGTTTATTTCTTTTTGTGAATTAGCAAAACAATGAAAATAATACCATTCTACCCAATAGTTATAACACAAAACATTAGAGGCTTGGTATATGGGGCACTACACAGGTGGCTACGAGTTAATTGAGAAGTTTGCACAGGACCGGCATTTTGGTTCTACGATGGATTTTGCTGAGTTTCTAAACACTATAGAACCAGCGCGAAGCGTTCATGCTTGGCGACAGGCAGTAAATAGGTGGGTGAAGAAGGGTAATACCTTCCGCAAGTTCGACCTTGAGGACACTACTGTCGCTGCCTCTAAGGTGTATTATGATTCTCATAATGATAACTACATTGTAATGATGGAGGTTACTGACGGCCTTGTTATCATTGATGGTGAGCAACACCGCGCTATGAAGGAGTCTTATGCTGATATTGGCGGAGGTCTTACAGTTGATGAGATGGCGCGTGAGTTTGAAATGCCCGCAGTTATTATCAGCGAGTATATCAAGGTCAATAAGTGGAAGCATGGTATGCAGCCATTCACCGATGAAGAAGTAATGTCGCATACTCTTGACGACATGGTTGATAAGTTCTTAGACATACGCAAGTTAGAGATTCTAAAGAAGGCAGACAAGAAGAAGTGGAGGCAAATAGAGAAGGATGCTGAACAGTATCTCTTACTTCGTGAAGGTCTTGCTGATTCTTTCTTTGAAGTCTTAGCCGACCATAAACCTGCAACAGTAAAGAGCAGGGATATGAAGGTTGGTAAGGAATATGCAGTAGTCTTATCTCCTACTGACTTACATTTTGGTAAGTATGGTTGGGTTGATGAAGTAGGCACTACATACCACTTAGACGAAGCACGCGAGCGCGTGTTAGGTAAAACTGAGGAGTTGTTAGCGAGGCTACCAAGTAAGCCTGAGAAGTTCTATGTGGGTATTGGTTCTGATTGGTTCCATGTTGATAATGATATTGGAACTACTACAAAGGGAACGGCTCAAGATATGGCCGCTACTCCTGCTCAAATACTCATGGAGGGTTGCGACCTTGCACGACAACACATTGACTTACTTAGAACTGTAAGCGATGTTGAACTTGTATTCATGGGTGGTAACCACGATAAGCATACGAGCATTATGCTCATGCTTTACTTAGAAGCCTACTACAAGGAATGCGATGATGTAAATGTCGTAGTAAGTCCTCATGTTAGGCAATATGTTACCTACGGAAAGAATCTCATCGGATTTACACATGGCGATGGGAAGGTTATGAATAAATTATCAATGCTAATGGCCCACGAAGCGAGAGAGAGTTGGGGCCAAACCACTAATCACCTGTGGTTTCACGGACATTTGCATCATCAACAGATGCGCGAGATGGCTGGCTGTTTGGTAGTCCAACTACCAAGTCTTGCCGGTGAAGATAGATACCATGCGAGGAACGGCTATACTATGGCCCGCGCAGGACTATCCGCGTATATGATTGATAAGGAAATGGGCCTGATAGGAAGCCTCTTTGCTCCGGTGATGCACGATGACGAGTAATTGGACTTCGGCTAAATGTCGTTGGTGCGGTTGGGAAGCACCCCGTATGATGATGGAAAAAGCATCTACGAGAGTCTGTCCTTACTGTGGTAAGAAGGAGTTGCACCCAATATGAGTTTGAAGCAAGATTTGGCGATGGAAAGGTCGCGTAGGTCTGTAAAGTATTTCTATGAGTGGCTTGGCTACACATGGGGCGACCATATCGGTGATTGGATGCAGATGTATGGTGATAGAAAGGGTGCGGAAGTGCATCGTGTCTGTATTATCGCTCCAAGAGGTCACAGTAAATCAACTACTCTTAGGGTTAAACTACTTCATCAATGTTTGTTTGAGAAGTGGAATAACGACAGGCCCTTTACCTGCTGGTTGATTTCTGCGAGTAAAGATACGGCCATTAGGAGGCTACAGGAAATACGCGATGATATGAAGCGACATCCTCAATTATCGAGGTATCTTGACCCGAAGAAGGGCAATAAGACTGAGGTGCATTTCACTAATGGCTCTTGGATTATGGCGACATCAGTTGGCTCCGCTATTCGTGGGGAGCATCCCGCGTGTGTAGCATTTGACGATGTGCTGGTTGATTCTGACGATATGAACCCTCGCACACTACAACAATGGTTTAGGAAGGCGATTACACCAATGCTTGACCCTAATTCATCTATCTATGTAGTCGGAACTCCTATGAGTATGAC